TTCTCCTGTTGCTACAAATGCTCTTAGAGTATTGGTGATTAAAATTGCTTAATTTAATTAAACTATTATCTTTGCTAGGGGCCTAAAAACCCCTAGCTTTTTTACATTACAAACAAAAACATGAAGTCACTCAGCAGCAAAACCTATCAATGTGGTGTAACTATACAAGGTTTAACCACTCTTTCAGGGACTGTTTATTTAACAGGAATAACCAACACAGCTAGCTGGGATCATGTTATTGTAGGAACAACTGCACAAGGTCAGATTTACACTAGGACCTACGCTCAGTTAATGTCAGATATTACATCTGGCATAGGCTTAAGTGGTTACGTTCCTACATCTCGTACGTTAACTATTAACGGTGTAAGTTATGATTTAACTGCTAATAGGTCTTGGACAATTACAACTCCTTATGTTTCTAAACTACAACACCAAGTTAAAGCTGGTGTAGCAATCAATAAGGGTCAAGCAGTCTACGTTACTAGTGCAGATGGAACTAACATGATTGTTGGTTTGGCTTCTAATGCTTCTGAGGCTACATCTAGTAAGACTATGGGTCTTTTGGATGCCACAGTTTCTACAAATGGTTTTGCTAACGTAGTAACAGAAGGTCTTTTAGATGGATTAGATACCTCAACTGCAGGCGCAGCAGGTGATCCTGTATGGTTGGGAACAGGAGGAAACTTAATTTACGGCTTAGCAAATAAACCGTACGCTCCTGCTCACCTAGTTTTTATTGGTATAGTAACCCGTAAAAACTCTAACAACGGAGAAATCTTCGTTAAGGTACAGAATGGATTTGAGTTAAATGAGATTCATGATGTAGATTTAAAAACAAATTTACCAGTAAACGGAGAGTTACTAGGATTTAACGGAACTCTTTGGGTAAACAAGACTATTGCTGGTTGGCTAGGATATACTCCAGCCAATGCAAGTGGAACTACTAACTATATTTCTAAGTTTACAGGATCTACTACTTTAGGTAACTCTCAGATCTTTGACAATGGAACCAATGTTGGTATAGGTACTACTAGTCCTATTTATAAACTTCATGTATCTAACAATGCAAATGGTTTTATTTCAAGATTTACTGGTGGAGCTTCAAGTGATGTCAATATTGGAATATTTGGATATACTGGTGCATTTGGTAGTATAGGTACAGAAAGCAATCACCCACTTAATATATTTACAAGTGGTACTGATAGAATGACTATTTCTACTAGTGGTAATGTTGGAATTGGCACTACTAGTCCTGCATATAAATTAGATGTAAAAGGAAATCTTAGTGTTGCTACTATGCCTACTACCAATACGGTTATGGCTGCTTTTATGAACGGTGCTACTGAAGGAATAGAATTTGGTCATACGGGGAGTAATGGTGTTTATGGAATTACAAATGCAAATTATATAGGCTCAAGTTATTTTGTTTCTGGTAGTTTTAGATCATTAGCATTTGTAACTAGTAATGCGGCTCAAATGGTAATTACTACTACTGGCAACGTAGGTATTGGTACTACTAGTCCAAGTCAAAAACTTGATGTAAGTGGCGTAACCAGCACACAGGGGTTGTATATCCCTGGACTATACACTTTTGGTCAAGCTTCAAGTGGTATTGAAATGCAATTAACGTCTGCATCATATAATGCCATTAGATTTTTTCAAGGTTCTGATTGGACTGGTGTAATTCATTCTTTTGGAAGAAGCTGGGCTGGAGGTGTATCTGTTGGTATGGTTAACATTGAGGGATATAATGGTGTTACAATAGGTGCATGGAATATCCCGACAGCTACATTTTTATCTTCAGGCAACGTAGGTATAGGTACTACTAGTCCATCTGATAAACTTCAAGTTGTAGCATCTACATACAACGGTATAACAATAACTACTCCCGATGTAGCAACATTTAAAATGAGGTCATCAAGTGGTGCTACCAGTTGGGGATTTGCAACAACAAACTTAGCAGCAAATGATTTTGGTATTTATCAAAGTAATTCTAGTGGTGGTGACCCAATTAATGCAGGTACAGCAAGACTTTATTTTAATGGCAGCGGTAACGTAGGTATTGGTACTGCTACTCCTGGGTATAAACTTGATGTAAGTGGTATAATAAATACAACATCAGCACCTGGATCTTATGGTACTATAATAAGAGTTAGAGACACAGTTACTGGTGGAACAGAGTCATTTGGGGGTGTGCATTTTACATCTTCTCCAGGTACTGATTATACTATAGGTAAATGGACAACTGCCGCTGGAGCTGGTTTATTACAAATAAGAGATCAAGCAGGAAACCAATTTGTAACTATTAACAGTTCAGGTAACGTAGGTATAGGTACTACTAGCCCGTCAGATAAACTACAGGTTCAAAATGGAAATTTAAGTTTATATTCTAATTCTTACGGTAATACTGGACTTATAAGGCATTTTGGAACAGATAGTTTAGAAAAGTATCAGCAAGGATTAACTACTGGAGGAGATTTCTACCAATACACATTCAGTGGATTAAATCATATATTCTATACAAATAATGGAAATGAAAGAATGCGTATCACCTCTGGTGGTAATATTCTTATGAATACAGTAGCAACCCCTACTACGGGAGGTTTTACAAATACTACGTTAAGCGTAAAACAAGTTGCTGATGGTCTATATGGGGGTGGTTTACACATAGAAGAAAATGCAACAACAAGTGTTGCGTATTTTGGATTTAATGGAAGCGTCTTTAACATAGGTACATCATACAGAACTACTGGCAATTATAGACCAATTGCTTTTTCTACAAACGGATCAGAAAGATTAAGAATAGATAATGCAGGTAACGTAGGGATTGGAACTACTAGCCCAACTTATAAACTTCAGTTAGAAAACGGAAGTCAATATATCGTAGGGGGCTTGGGAGCCATCAATAGTTCACCTTACACCTCAGCTAATCGATTAATATTTAATAATGATTATAATGATATTGCAAGAGGTCCAAATAAAATTACTCTTTATGATGGGAGTTGGTTAGGTGGTTTTGGTATACATAACAATACGATGGCCTACTATTCTGGGGGGGTACATGAGTGGTATCTAGCAACCAACGCTAGTAATCCAGCATCATTAATGACTCTTCTTGCAAATGGAAATTTAGGTATAGGTATTAGTCCTGCTACCAGGTTGAATATTTATGGTGTAGACCCTATATTCAGAATGTCTACTGCTGACAATTCAATGGATATAAAATACACTACCTCTGGTGGCGGTGCTGCACAAAGAATTAGTATTGGAGCTGGAGCATCAACAGAGCATTTGGTTGTATTAAATAGCGGCAACGTAGGTATTGGAACCACAACTCCTGCTACTTTATTAGACGTAAACGGAGTTATTACAGCAACAGGCGGAAACAGTACTAACTGGAATACTGCGTATGGCTGGGGTAATCATGCTTCAGCAAGTTATGTTCCTCAAGCAAGAACGCTTACTATTAACGGAACTAGTTATGACTTAAGTGCAAATAGAAGTTGGACTATAGCAACAACAACTCCAGGAGGATCTGATACACAAGTCCAATACAACAGTTCTGGAACATTGGCAGGAGCTTCTGCGCTTATTTACAACTCTACTACTAACAGAGTAGGTATTAACCAAGCTTCTCCAGGATATGACTTAGATGTAAACGGTCAAGTAAGAGTACAAGATAAACTAAGAATAGGAACTGGTAACGGAGTAGTACACATGTCTTCTACTGCTACTATTAATGCTAGTGCTACTACTATTGTTTGGGCTCAGACCGTAAGCGTAGGTGTGTGTGCTTTTATTGAGTACTACATTTTAAACTCTAACACAGCTACAGACCAAAGAGCAGGTACAATCATAGTTACTTGGAATCAGTCAGGAACGCCTACAATTGCTCACACTGAAACAACTACACCTGATATAGGGTCAACTACCGCTATCAACTTTACAAGCTCTCTAGTGGGCTCAAGTGCACAAATTAACGCAGTAAACTCAAGTGCCAATCCTTATACGATGGTAATGAGTTATAAATATTTTTAATGAACATTGTTGGATAGTGAAAACAATAAAAAATGAAGCAAGCTACAATTTACAAAATCACAAACCCTAATGGAAAAGTTTACATAGGTAAAACTATGTGCTTGTCTAGTAGAACTTCTTGTTACAGAAACTGTAACTGTAAGAAGCAACCCTTAATTTACAATAGTATAAAAAAGTATGGTTGGGAAAACCATACTTTAGAAGTTTTAGAAACATGTAATCCCGACTTACTTTCTACTAAAGAAATTGAGTATATTACTTTGTTAAATACTTTCTACAAAAACAATCCTTTAGGTATGAACATGACTGCAGGTGGAGATGGTACTTTTGGTAGAGTAGATACAGAAGAAACCAAATTAAAAAGAAGCAGTCATCACTTAGGGCAGAAAAGATCAGAAGAAACAAAACAACTTATGAGTTTAGCAAAGAAAGGAAGGGCTCCAAAAAAGTCTAATTATGCTTGCTCTGAAGAAGCCAAGAAAAAAATATCAATAGCTAATAAAAATA